TTCCTTTTTATCGTTCATAAAGTTATATTTAGGACTTTCGTCAATTTATTAACTATTTATTAACGATAATCAGAATATTTTATTCTCAAGATTTTTGAAGAGCGACAAGGAGACACTTCATAATGTCAGTTAAATCTTTTAAGTTTATTTCACCCGGTATTTTCATCAATGAAATTGACAATTCACAATTACCCTCCATCCCAGACGAGGTTGGTCCGGTAGTTATTGGTAGAACAGAACGAGGACCAGGAATGCGTCCCGTTAAAGTTAGTTCTTTTTCAGAGTATGTGCAAATCTTTGGTAACCCAATTCCTGGCGGAGCCGGTGGTGATGTTTGGCGTGATGGCAATTATACCGCACCCACCTACGCAGCATACGCAGCGCAAGCTTACTTGCGTAACAGCAATGCTTTAACTGTCGTTCGTCTCCTCGGTGGACAAAGCTCGCAAGTTGCTGATGGCGGAGCAGGAGAAGCAGGGTACAAAGTTTCTGGCTCTAATAATGATGATGTCGCCAACAATGGTGGCGCTTATGGTTTGTTCTTATTTCCATCTGCTTCTGCTGTAACACCTGTTACTGGTTGTCTTGCAGCAGTCTGGTATCTTAATGAGGGCACAATTGAGCTTTCTGGTACAGTTCGTGCAAGCACCACAATTGCAACTGGTTCTGCGGTCTTAATGAAAGATCTAAACTCTGCCGGTGTTACAGGTGCTGGAACAACTGAATTTAAAGTTCTTATCAAATCGGGCTCTAATGCGACAGGTGTATCTGCTTTGGATTCTATGACTGCTTCTGTTGAAACAAGCTTTAACTTTGATCGTTCAAGTTCAAAATATATTCGTAAAGTGTTTAATACAAACCCAACTCTTATTAATAGCGATATCACAAGAATAAGCCAAATTGAAACATATTGGCTTGGACCAACTTTTGAAAGAGAGGTTGCCGATACGATTACAGGAGCCTCTCATGGCATTATTTTGGGGCTCGATGCTACTGGACCGACACTTTCAGGTCAAGCTGCTGATTTCCGTTTTGGATTCCGAGCAGCGCAAACTCCTTGGATCATCTCTCAGACTCTGAATTCTAGCGGCGCTGGTTTTGATGCCAACAACATGACAAAGCTGTTTAAGTTTCACACACTTGATTCTGGCGATGACCAACAAAAGAGAGTTAAGATTTCGATTAGTGGAATTAAAGCTTCCACAAATGAATTTGATCCATACGGTTCTTTCAATGTAGAAATTCGAGATGTCAGAGATAATGATAACAATCCACGGATTTTAGAAAGATTTACTTCTGTTAACCTTAATCCTAATCATCCAAAATACATTGCAAGAGTTATTGGTGATCAATTTATTGTATGGGATGACACTGAGCGTAGATATCGCACATACGGAAATTTCAGAAATAATTCATCTATTGTTCGAATTGAAATGAATGAGGATGTTGAAGCCGCAGCCACTGATGCAAGACTATTGCCATTTGGATCTTTTGGTCCACTTCGGTTTGCAAGTTGGGGTGAACAGCTCTCTAGCAGCGCTGGTCCAACCAACACTTTTGTTTCTGGAGCAGGCGGTATCGCATTCCCATTTAGACACGGAGCCTTAAACCCATTCTGGTTTGTTGAGGACGGCATTACAACACAAGGTCGCATCACCGGAACTGTTAATTATCCTGCAATTCCTTTGAGAGTTAGCGCTTCTGATGGAGACATTCCAGATCCAACAGATGCTTATTTTGGTATCGACACAACACAAAATGGAAACAACCGCTTTGAAGACAGTTACATCGATATCGTCAGAGCATTGCCGAATGCCGTAGATTCTTTTGCAGTCGGAACTGGAACTGAAAGATCTTATATCTTCACCCTTGATGACTTAAAGTCCTCTAATGGTGGTGATACTGGTGAGGTTGCAGTTTATTCATCTGGCTCACGTCGAGCAGGGACATCCTTTAACTCGGTTAGTGGAACTTATGAACAAGTTCTTGATATGGGTTATAACAGGTTTACTGTTCCACTTGTTGGTGGTTTTGACGGACTCGATGTAAGAGAGAAAGAGCCTTTTAATAATACCGATCTCGCAGGCGGAACTGACACAACAAACTATGCCTATTACAGCATAAGGCGTGCTCTTGATACCGTCACAGATCCAGAAAACGTTGAGATGAACCTTTTAACAGTTCCCGGCATTTATAATAGTGGTATAACCGATAAGGTTCTTGAAATTTGTGAGTCACGAGGCGATGCCCTTGGTATCATTGATATCGATAGTGGATATGTGCCACAAACCGAGAACACAAACAATCAACAAACTAATGCTGGTACTGTGTCCACCGCAGTTTC